TTATTGAAGTGACTCGTAATAGATGTGATTGAAACTAATTTAAGTAATTCATCTTCGTCAGGTACATTATAATAACGCACACCATCAATCGTTTCTCTTGATAACTTCGGAAGATCAATATCTACATGATTAAACATTAATACCAGTTTCTAATTTTGCAATAATATATTCTTTGACAAGTCCAGAACGAACTATATCATCAATCCCAAACTCTATTATATCAAAGGATGGCATTTTACGCAAGATGTTAAGAAAATCGTGTATACCATTCTTATCATTTGTCTTCACTAAATCAGTTTGACTTGCATCACCACAAAATACAATCTTGCTATTTTCACCAACACGAGTGATTATACTATCTAATTCATGGAAGTTTAGGTTCTGAAACTCATCTACAATGATAATGGCATTATCTAATGTGGTTCCACGAATAAATGATGTGCTCCAAAATTTGATGCTATCCTGTGCTTTAAGATTACCATATAACATTTCAAAATCCGCATCAGATGGCATCTGAAACATATATTTTACCATATTTTTGTATGGTATTTGATAAATGTCTGCTTTGTCCTCGTGATCACCAGGTAAAAAACCAATTTCACGAGTTGATACTAACGAACGCACCAAATAGATTTTTTCATATGGTGTTGACTCATCTAATATATCCGCAAGTGCATTATATAACGAAATAAATGTTTTACCAGTTCCTGCAGTACCATAAGCAACTAAATGTTTACCATTAGAATATGACTCAAATAATTTTTTTTGATTATCAGTAATAGGTTCAATATCAATCAGATATGCATTACTAATTGGTTTCTTTCTTTTCATCTGTTTTGAAGTGTAACCAATACCAATTGGTTGCTCACCACTGGTTTTCTTTTTTCTAGGCATTTGATTAAACCGTGTTTATGGTATTATTGCGAGGAGCATTTCTTTTTGCTTTTTTTAGAATATCATTCCAACCTGGTTTAGTTTTTCTCAACTTATCTTTCCACTCACCCACTTCACCAACACCTGGCATCGTAGATGGGTCAGAGTAATCTCTTAACCAATCAGGATTATTTACTTTCCACTCATCCCATTCTGTGATACTCATCACAACTTCTTTTTGCTCACCAGTTTTTGTGTTTACTACAGGATATGTTGCCATTTTATTATAAAGTTATGTAAAGTTATTTAGACCCATTCCATAGCCTCTGCTACAGTTGGAAATTGTTCGGTAAAGATGCTCTTACAAGCATTTGCAATATCCATATGCTCTTTTTGTGTTCCGTGCCCAGATCGTAGTTCAATATAATGTATCCATGAACGAACACTTCCCGACATATAAAGACGAGTCGGTGTTGCTAACGGTAACACAAATCGTGCACATTCCTTTGCAACACCAAGTTCAAGCATTTGATTATAAAGTGCAAGAGATGATCCAAAAAGAGTTCCCATTTGCATATTTAATGATTGAATTATTTTAGGATCTAAGTCATCTGTTGAATTTTGACGATTTTTACTATCTTGCTTACGAAGTTTAGGTAATTCAATATTTCCCAATAAATTACTATCTGCATATCTTTGAGAAAACTCTTGATATGTAAAAGAACGGTGTCTTAAAATTTGTGCTGCAAGACCTCTTGTTGTATTAATCTCAAGAGTCATAAACGCTTGCTCAAATATCGACCAGTGTTGATGTTTGATGCAATATCTCAACAAACCTGCATATTTTTCATTTTCCTGATTATTTGGATTACTCACACGAGCACAATATGCCATATGTTGTTCAGCATCAGGTGATACACTAATAAGTTTTACTTTCATTAACCAAATCCCTTTGATGTTTGTTCTTCAATTCTTGCCAGTTCATCTTTGGCAACTTTTAACTGTTCTTTAATCAATTTAACCTGTTCATCATCAAAAAGTTCTCTTTTCTTTAATAATCGTTCAAGTAGTTTGATTAACTTTCTTGCTCTAGTCTGGGTAGCCATCGTCATCATCATGTAATTCATCATAATCACTAACTTGCTCAAAAGCATGTGAGTTTTTATATGAGTCAACATCAGAATAAATTTCTGCTTTTATAGCGTCTACTGATAATTCTAGTTGACGAACTAATAGTTTAAGTTTTTCCTTGTCCATAAAACTATTCTTTCATCTAATTATAACATAAAAAAAGGAGGGTTGCAACCCTCCTTGTAATATTAACTGCAAGGTGCTGCCTTACTGTTAACTTTAAGACCACGATACATTAAGTCGTGTCTCTGACGCTGTGCTGCTTCCGCAACAACTTTTGCGTTGTACTCTTCAGAGTCATACTTGACTCCACGGTAAGTAACTGTTGCCATTTGCTTGTCCTCAGTAGTAGGGTTTTTAATCCCGTTCCTTCAGTCGGCTTTTGCGTCCCTTACGGGATGAACGATTCCGTTCCGAGTCGGCTTACTTGCGTCCCTTGCGGGATGAACGTGTGTTAATACTAACACATTCATATTATATAGTCAAGTAAGAATGTAATAACTGATACAAAATCCCTACAGGTCAAAATTTTGGCGGGATTTTTTTTCGACTATTTTTGTAACTACTTTCGCTTTTTCTTTTTGGGTCCTTGTGTTTGATATCCCCAGAGGTTTGGTTTGATTGTGCCCTTTCCATAATCAATCGTCTTCAATCCATGCTTGAACTTATCGTAATACATATCAAAGATTGCAACTCTTGAACCTCTTGTCAAGTCCTGATGAGTTTCACCATTAAATTCATATGTGACAATCATACAGTCCGTTGGTGCCTCAGTTGTATGAATGTCTTGTTTTGATCCATTCTCTACAACTATCTCACAACCATAATTTTCTTTTGATGCGTCTCTCTCTTTTTTACTCCATATAATTTTTTTTTCTTCTGTTTTTGTTTCTGTCAAAACTGGTTCACTCATGATCTATCACCCCATTGTATTTCTGGATATGCAGTCGATATGACTTCTTTACTAATTTTATATTTTGATTCTAATTTCTTATCTTTAACTAAAATTAATATCTCTGCTTCTAAGGGATGCAATCCTTCAAGGATGTTGATAAACATTGTTTCCCTACGAAGATTAGTTAAAGATGGATTACCACCTTTACAGAAGTTATAGAACTTCTGATATTCTCCACGAATCGATGCTTTACCTTGATCCTGTGAACCTAATGAATTAGATCCCATTTCACCCATCTTTCCAACAGCATCATTTATTTTATCAGATAAAGTACCAGTTGTTTGTTGATCTTCACCTGTATTACCGTATGGAACATCACCTTCTGGAAGTAAAGTGATAATACTCGTATCATAATTCCAAACAAAAAGAGTTACTAATGATGGATGTTTATACTTTTGTAGTACCTCTACTTTCTTTGCCTTACTTCTTTGTTTTGAAGCTGCATCAAGAACTTCATACGCAAATGGTATGCCAGGTAATACAGGAATTGCTGAAGATTTTGCCTTGACAGTTTTAACTGTTTTAGTCTTCGTCTTCTTCGTCGTTGTCATAATTGTTTTCAAATCTAAATGCTACAATTTCATCTGGAACTAAGTTCCCATTTTGATCGAACATTTCAGGATGTGCTTTTGGAATCTCCTGATAGTTCATCATGTATTCTCTGGCGACCCAACCTCCTATGATTCCTATAATAAGGAAACCAATTAACAGAAAGGAACCGAATACCAAAGTTACAGCTAACATAACACCCCCGTTATTTTTGTATGTCAATAAAAAAATCAAAATGGATTGTTATTTTCTTTTTAAAAAATGAAATAACTTTATCCAACCCAATATGAAATAATTTAGGTCTCGTTTTTTTACCTCCAGAGAGTATTAACTCAAAACCACGATCAATGTGGTGGGTCGATTTATTTATATCGCCATCAGACGATTTTATTTTCTTTGAGGTATTCAATTGTGTCAACACATCCCCCTAATTTTTTACCATCGACTGACACTTGTGGAAAGGTAGAACCATTTCCAAACTCCTCATAGAAGGAGTTTTTGTCAAAGTGCTCATCTAAATTATACACCACATATCTTAGTTTTGTCAAGTCAAAAACTTCTTTTATTTTTTCACAGTATGGACATCCATCCTTGGAGTAGACCGTAAAATTCATATGTACTCTTAAATAATGATTTATAATTTTAATATTTTCTTATTATATCATAATTTGTAATTTTGTATCTAATGTTATGATTTTTATATTTAATGCATGCTTACCCAAGATGTTCCATCATAAACCTGTAATTTATTAACGGTAGTATTAAAAATAACACCACCTGTCTGTGCACTCAAAGCATTTCTTTCTGTTTCAGTCAAACTTGTAAAGACAACTTGGGCACCAACATTTCTATCAGGGATACGTGACCAAGCATATCCATTCCACTCCCATTCATTCAAACCAACTCTGTGTATGTCTCCAGTTGTTGGATTACTCGGAAAATTAATTGCCATTTTCTAGATTTGTTACCTTAGTTTCAAGAGTCACTATTTTTGCTGACGCTTCTTGCACAGCCTTAATTAAGACAGTTATTAATTGCGTATAATCAATAGACATTGGCATATCATCTCCGTTTTGGAATTTATCTTCTGGTTTAACAGCAATAGAAATATCATCAAGTGTTTTTCCTAATCCAGTAATTACATCCTCAACATCTTGTGCAATAAGACCATAATGTGTTTTATTGTCAAAATCTAATTCATTTAGATCATGATTAAATTTAAAGGATTTTGGTCTTAACATATTAATAAAATCTAGTCCTAAATCACTATCAACAATTGTATTTTTAATATTTCTATCAGATGAATATGTAGTTCCATTAACATTAATAGATTTAGAAAAATTAATAGTACCACCACCAGAAATTCGACCATTACCAAAGTCTGAGGTGTCGCCATCTGAACCATGAAAGTCAATATAATTACCGACTTCCATAACACCATCGCTATATACTTGAGGAATGCCACCCCAATAATTACCATTACCCGTAAGACCTAATCCGCCAAGTTGTGATGCGTTACCACCTGCTGGACCTGCTGAACCTGGTGGTCCTGATGGTCCTGTTGGACCTGTTGGTCCTGTTGGTCCAGTTGGTCCTGATGGTCCTGGTGGTCCTGATGGTCCTGTACCACCTGTTCCACCACTTGCTCCTTGCTGACCTTTCTGACCTTTCTGACCTGTACCTGTTGGTCCTGTTGGACCTGTTGGTCCTGTTCCACCAGATGTACCTTGTTGACCTTTCTGACCTTTCTGACCTGTACCTGTTGGTCCTGTTGGACCTGTTGGTCCTGTTCCACCAGATGTACCTTGTTGACCTTTCTGTCCCTTTTGTCCTTTTGCACCTGATGCAGCAGCAAAACTTGCTTCACCATTTGAATCAACAGTTAGAACGTGTCCTTGAGTTGGAGTTCCACCGTTATCTTTTAATATAAAATTAATACCTGGTATTCTAA